ACCTGGATTCCTATTGCAAGGACGTAGGACGAAAACCGGCGAGCGAGATGTGTTCCACGGCAAGGTTTTTGGGACGCTAATTCCTGATGTGGTTTCATCCACTATCGGAGCTAGCATGCCTTCGGAACCTGGCAGCGATAGTACATGCTTCAGAGTTATCAATGACCCGAATACTTCTAAGTACCGGGAATACCTCATTGGTGGCTCTGGCTATACTACCGTGAATTACAAGGTTTTTCACCATGCACATTCGCAATGGCATTGTGGAACATCTGTAACGGAAGGAACATTTATGACTACTAATGACGGCAAACAACGTACATTTAATTGGACAATGCGAAACGCATTGTACGAATTAAAGTGCACCATTGTCGTAACGGGTAACATTCTCCATGCCAAGAAAGGCGCTCTAGATACTAGACCGCACTACGGGCAAGGTTATCGTTACCTACAGATTGAGACACTTGCGTCACACGCGATAGTAAGAGCGGATTCTTTAGGATCTACTCAACTATCATTTGTACCGTTTTGTGCCCCAACAGATCTTAGTAGTCTCACGACTGCCATGGTCATGGCTAGCATTGGAACAGCTGGTAAGCCCTCTTTTAATGAGGATTTACTAGATCTGCACCAGGTGAGTTCCGGAAACGCTTCATGGCTTAGCTGCTATAATGCAGTAAACTCCATGAAGTTTATAGAAATGCAGTGGCTTGAGTTTTTCCGTGATGCTTATCACTGGAAAGAACTCATTCCAGGCATTCGCCGACTCTCAGATCTTAGGAATCCTAAGATGTGGGGTGAACTCTTCCTCTGGTTTAGCTATGGGATTCGACCGACGATAGACGACGTCTTGTTAATAACTAACAAGGCCGCGGCTATGGGCGATAAACCCCTTAGTGAGCAGATAAAGAAATTTTCTGCTCCTCATAGTCAGTATGGAACTGCCTATGAGAAAACCAAGACTTTTCTCGATGATATCATCGAGATAAAGTGTAATGCTAGGATAGACCTGCACACGCGGATCCAACCGGAGACAGTGTTGGGCCAACTAATCCTATTCATGCAGTCAGCAGGAATGGGAGTAGATGCTCGAAATGTATGGGAGTTAATCTCCTACAGTTTCGTCGTCGACTGGTTTGTCAATACTGCTGATCTGATGAAGTTCATTGATTTGAACTCAGCAGAGCTACATTATGACATCACTCAGTGTATTACTTCTGAAAAGAAGACTGCGCTGATATCAGCTGACAGGTACTTTACTGGAGCCAGCGGTTTCGTTGGCTTACAGACGTACGAGCGCGTGGTATCATCTAAGGTTCCCGTTCAACCATTCGAGCTCAGGTTGACAGATCCTTCCAGCCATTGGCTGGAAGCATCGGCGTTACTCATCACCAGACATTAAGTCTGATGGTGCCATCCTTGCACACTGGGTAGTGTGCCACACGGCTTTAAATCGTGTGTACCCGCTCCAAAGAAAGGAGCAGATAGGAGACAAATTTATGAGTAAATCATTGAGTATGGGTTATACCGATACTGCTTTCGGATCACCAGCAACGCTTAATTTTGTGAGAGCCAACACCAACTATGGTGCTGATTTCACTATTAAGCAACTGAGTTCCGGAGAAACCAAGATTACAAACATCACCTCGGCTAATGATAGGCCAGAGACTATCCGTCTCGCCTACTCAGAAGTAAAGGATGTTTATGTTAACTCAGGTATTGATCCTGCATATTATGCACCATCAAGACGTGGGTTTTCCTTGGTATCTCAGATTACAGAAGTTGCAAGGGTTACGGAGTCCATAGATGGAAGCATCTATGACCTACCTATCTCTGCACATCTAGTAATCAAAGCTCCAAACGATGCATTAATCACAGCTACTGTTATTGAAACAGTGCTTAAACGATTGATGTCATCTTTGTACAATGATAACGTCACTACAACAACTAGGCTTGCCCAGTTGATGAAGGGTGCCGTAACACCACCTGAAGTCTAGTTACCCAACTTGACTTCTTGAGGTAGTCTCCTATATCGAGGTTTATCATGGAACAAGAAAGTTTTCAGAACTCCCTTGAACGCATGTCCCTAGGGCTGCGTGAGCAACACCATGTTGGGGGGCTACCGGCAGTAGGCGATAATCAGGTTTTGATTTCGCAATTCTATACTGCTTGGTTTTACCTCGCGAGTGATCTGACTTCACAGCAAGATCTCTCTGAGAGCGCACAACTTGATAGACTGTCCAACTTTTGTTGGGCTATCTGTCATGGCGATCTCATAGATATTCTTAATGTCTGTGCGGATATTGACGATTTGCTAATAAGCAACTCGATCAGTTCATACGATGCCTTTAAACAGCATTGTAAGAACCAATATCCCTCCAATGAAAAGTTAATTGCGAGATTGTTATCTCCTATTAACCCTATATTGGTGTCGTTATTCGAGTGTCCAGATGTTAAGGCTGAGAGCTTAAAGCTAATCAGACCATTCTTGAAATACGGTAAAAAACTTAATCTTCTAGCCATCGGCTTAGAAGAGCAAGCTATTACTGCTTATCTTGAATGTGAAGATTCGCTTTCGGCCCTATGCTTAGAACAGACAGTTGAACTTACTAGTGGATTGAACTCCATTATGAAGTGTTGGCTGCGCGACCTGGATCTCTCCAGGTTAGTTCCTAAGCATGGGTCGGGGAGTGTCTCCGAAGGAAAGCTTACCTTGTACGAGAAGTACAAGAACTTGTCAATCGACCTGTACCTTAAAGTGGTACTTGGTCCATTCTGGCAAGAATACTATCCTTGCGGTACAAAGGGCGAGATATCACGTGTATCACGTACTATTTTCGTCCCCAAGACATACGCAAAATTACGTACGATTTCCATGGAGCCTTTAAGCTTGATGTACTTCCAACAGGGAGTAATGTCAAAGCTTTATGACTACATTGGACATCACCCATATTTGGGGATGCGTATCAAATTGCGTGACCAGACACAGAATCAGGAAATGGCAGAACAAGCATCCATAGATAACTCTATGAGTACTTTGGATTTGTCTGCTGCTAGCGATTCTGTTAGCTGGGCTCTCGTAAAGCGCATATTCGCCGGAACACCACTGTTAAAGTGGCTG